CAAATCTTGAATTTGGAGCTGCGCGTATTTTGTCTAAGTTCGTGGTGTCTAAATCTTGAAAAATGACGTCCCAAATTGGACAGTAAATAACTTCAACGCCACTGCTTGAAAGTTTGTAAAACTGCGATTGGCTCATCCAGTAGACAACGCCGTTCATGGCGCATGCCGCTTTGCGGCCAATAAGACCGCAACCCGTGCCAATTTCATTGAAGCTATAAACATAGGGCAAGTTGATGTACTGCATCGCCCAAAGGCCGACATCAGTCCAAATCAAATTTTGCTGCGAAGCCTGAATAATTTGAACAATGCGCGATCCGCGCGGCAATCGATATGAGCCCGCTTGATTAGTGGGCAAATCAATCCATTGATTGTAGTTTTGTATATCGCACGAACGGATCAAAAGATGATCTTGAATGCCATTTTCCGTGCTTCCCCAGGCAACAATTTGCCGACGCTCCATAGACACCAAAATTCCATCATTAGAAATTGGAGCTTCAGGAATTATGACGGCGTTTTGCTGGTTGGCTGTTGGATTCCAAGTGTAAATAGGGCCTCCAAAGCCATCGGTATCGATGGGGCATGCAACAAGAATGCTGCCCCAATTATCGAGCGTCCAATCCGAAGCCGTAATGGGTGCGCCCGTAGGAATGGCTGGCGTCACGCCGTACCCAAACGGTCCAAGACCAAAAGGACCATCTCCAAATCCAGCGCCGGTTGGGGGAGGTGTCAGTCCGACGTAATAAGTATAAATTGCGTTTCCGTTATTTAACGGTTCAGGGTTTGCTGTTGTAGACGTTGCGTTTGTTGGTCCCTGTATAGTGAATTGAGCCGAAGGCCCGCCAGACGGGTTGTCGATTACAGAAATTATTGTGTAATTTGTGCCTTGATTGGCGGAACTGTTTAAAACAATCCCGCCTACAGTGATTGGCACCAAGATTGGAAAATTGTCTCCAACAACATATCCATGATATGGCAGAGTTACGGTCACAACGGGTGAATCTGCAACGGTTTCAAAAAGAGGAACCGTTCCATAATTTGTTATGTCACCGTCAGTAACGTATGCTGCCGTTTCGGCGCTATCATATGAAAGTGATGTCGCGGTTGATGCTTGAACAATGAAAGAGCCGTTATACCCAGCGGGGTCAACGTCTGACACGGTTATCCACGAACCGACCCCCGGAACTTCATCGGTCAAAAAAGCGTAAGTTAAAGTTGCAAGCGATCCGGTCCCAGATGCGCCGGTTACTGAAATTGTAGATGTAGTAAACAAAGCTGGCGTTGGAGTGCCAAGAGCATCTCTTGCAATAATTTGATATTTGTTTGTTGAGTCTGCATAGCACTGATATGTGCCAAACAGAACAAGCCCACCGACAGAAATTTGAGTGACAATATTAACAACAATGTAGTCAGTTATGTTGCTGGCGTTTTCTACGGTTCCAGAACTAACATATGCATCCGTTTCACTATTAAGAAACGAAACGGAAGTTGCTGTTGACGCGGTTGCAACCCAATAACCGTTATAACCAGCCGGATTTACACCAGAAACAAAAATGGTAGAGCCAACTGGAAATGTGTACGGCCCCGTAAACGTAACGGTGGCCGTTACGCCATCGCCGCTCGCCCCCGTCACGGTTTCAATTTGATTCCCGCCGTCTGTAATGGTTACAACAGGGGAGCCCTGTACCGTTTCAACAAAAACAGGAACATTATCTGTAAGAGTTCGCGGTGTGATGTTTTGAGCTGGAGCGACGGCATCTGTAATAACTGACAGAGAGGCTTCAGCGCCTATCGACAAATGTTTTTTGTCGTCTATGTCGGACCACGCCCACAGATTTCTTACAATAGACCCAATTGTAATGGCAAAACGATTTGGATATTTTAGCCAACCGCCCAGTTTTTGCGGCAAGCCAACGCCGCGCGCGTCGGGAACGAAGCGAATGAGCTGCGAATTTGAAATCGCAGTTTCATTTAACGCTGGCGTCCTGTTCTGATCAACGCCTGGAATAAGTTTTAAAGATGCGTGGGGCATCTATTAACCCCTTGTGGGAGAAGCGGCGACAGGCGGCGACATGGACGCCCAGCCGCTGCTTTGGAATTTCTTTCTGGCTTCTTCTACCATTGCGCTTTGCATCAAGCTTTTGTATTGGCTTTCATAACTCACCGCCATCTGGGGATCGTCATTAGCGCGACCAAAATTGCGCTGATAGCCGCTGATGTAAATCATGCTTGCCATAATAAACAGGTCTGGAAGATACAAGCTGATGAACGTTGTTTTGTTAGTTGCAGACAAAGAATCTGGACGATACGTACCAACCATCTCAAGCGTATACGCTCCATCAGGCCAAGGGCCGAGCGTTATGGTGTTTTGATTTATCATTGCAAAATACTCAGGCGTTCCTGACCCAAAAATGCTTGGATAAATTGCGTTTAAAAATTCTTTAGTTGTTGGCAAAAGAGGGGTGCGCGTTCCGTTGTTTGGAACAGCGGTTCCTGCTGGCGAGATCGCGTTGATTTGTTGCAACGTGATAAAATCCGCCATGTTGAATTGAACGGTCGGCACTCCAGACGTTGTTGAGTAGGCTGTGTTTGTTGCGACTGTGCTTAAAAAATCCAAATCTCGGCACAAGCGATTTTCAGCGTAAGTAATCATCTGGGGCAAAATGATTACGTAATTAGAGTCCGCGACGTCCACGACAGCCAATGTTGCTATCTGTTGAACGTAATTATCTGTACCGGTCACTGATCCGTCATATGATAGGCCGGTCGTCATCTAACGCTCCCATAAGTTTTTAAACACAGCGGCTAAAATACTAATTATTGCAGCAACGGCAGACCCAACATATATCACAACTCGCCAACCGCCTTGGGCCTGATTAAGAATTTTTAAAACTTTGTCTTGGCCTTTTTTTAAAGCTTGAAGTTCGCTTTCAACGTGCTGCATTCGAGCAAGCAACCCGCCAATCGTTGCGCTGGTGTCGTCCATCGCCGCCTCTAGAATTAAACACTGACTTCAATCCAAGATAGCGTGTTTTCATCCCAGTTGTAACGTTTTCCATCATTAGGATACGGCACCGGCGCTTCCCAAATGCACGTTTGTTCGTTAATTACCCAAGACGGATACGGCTGCGGCGGAATAAATGCATCCCGATCCGCGTCGTATGTGAAGCCAATTCCAGCATAATTTTTACGTATGTTTCCGTTGTAGCTGGTCTGCTTCCAGGTGCCGCCAAGAAGGCGTTCGCAAAAAGCTGCGCCGATCTCTTCTTTTTCCGCGCCGCTTACGTCAGCGGTGTCTGCGTTTGCAACAACGATTATTCGTAAAACTACGTTGTTGGCATCAAGTTCTACAAAGTGAGCCATGACAATCCTACTGGAATTGATAGCGAATGATCACGACACCGCTACCGCCCGTTCCACCCTCAAGATTTGAGCCGCCAGCATAACCACCGCCACCGCCGCCGCCGCCTGTGTTCGCTGTACCGGCTGTGCCAACTACACCATTTTGCCCATCGCCGCCGCCGCCAGCGCCTCCCAAACCGCGTGATGATCCTGAATAATTATCACCCCCACCACCACCGCCGCCGCCGCGTGACACTGACGAACCAGAAATGCTGCTTGCCGTACCAGCCCCGCCCGCGCCGGATTGACTGCTTACTCTAGCGCCGCCAGCAGCAGAAGCACCGCCACCGCCGCCGCTTGAGTAAGGACTTCCTTGTGTAGCTTCGCCACCAGCATTGCCTTGACCAGAAACGCCGGTGCCTCCAGAAGCGGTTCCAACACTAACGCTTCTTGCGCCACCGCCTGAGCCACCGTTACTTCCGTTGTCGTTTGATTTGCCAGCACCACCGCCCGTTGAGGTGTTACCGTTAAAGGAGCTGTCACTGCCGTTTGTTGAAGCGCCGATGCTGTTAGAGCCGCCGCCGCCAACAACAACGCCAAAAGTACCAGGCGCGATAACAACACTGCTGAATGTTCTATAACCGCCCGCACCACCACCACCGCCGCCAGACCAGCCAGCGCCGCCGCCACCAGCAATTTGTAAAACTTCGCTGATAGTTCCACCCGTAGTAACTACAAAGTCA